GGCGCTGGCGTTCAGAGCAGCACCCTCGCGCTGATGATCGCGCACGGCGAACTCGACCCCGTAGACGCTGCCATTTTCGCGGATACCCAATGGGAGCCGCGCAAGGTGTACGAGTGGTTGGACTGGCTCGACGCAGAGATTCAACGCTGCCCGTACCCGTTCCCGGTGTATCGGGTGACGAAAGGAAGCCTGCGCGATGCGGCGCTTACTAGCAAGAACACCAGCGGCGGCAAATTCGCCGCGATTCCGTGGCACATGGAAATGTTAAACGGCGACCGGGCGATGGGGCGGCGGCAATGCACCGCCGAATTCAAAATCGGCCCGCTGACCAAAAAGACCCGCGAACTGGTCGGACTGGTTCCGCGCCAAAGGGCAAAGGGCATCCTCTGCGAAACCTTTATCGGCATCAGCACCGACGAGGCGTTGCGGATGAAACCGTCGCAGGAAGCGTGGAAGGTTCACCGCTGGCCTCTTATCGAAAAGGGCATGGCGCGGCATGACTGCCTCAACTGGATGGAGCGCAAAGGCTACCCGCTGCCGCCGAAGTCATCCTGCATCGGATGCCCGTATCACTCCGACCACGAATGGCGGGCGGTCAAGGCTGACCCCGAGGCATGGGCAGATGCGGTGGAAATTGACCGCATCATCCGCGAACCGGCACGGGGTATGCGAGGGCGGCAGTTTATGCACCGTTCATGCGTCCCGCTTGACCAAGTAGACCTGTCCACCGCCGCCGATCACGGGCAGGTCGACCTATTCAACAACGAATGCGAGGGGATGTGCGGGGTATGAATCTACGCAAACAGGCGCGAGGCCGGGGCTGCACCGTGCGGCTTCCCGGAGTGTGCAACCACAACTCCGAGACGGTCGTCCTGGCACACATCCGCATGGCCGGGGTCTCCGGCATGGGGATGAAGGCCGACGACCTGCTTGGGGCGTGGGCCTGCTCTGCCTGCCACGATGCCATCGATCGCCGGTCCCACCCCGAGCTCGAGCGCGACTATGTGCGGCTCGCCCACCTTGAGGGCATGGTCCGCACCATCGCGCAGTTACGCTCCGAGGACCTCGTCTGACTTACGGCCCAGCGTCTCGCCACGCACCGCCGCTGTAGAAGTACAGCTTGTTGTTCGTGGTGTTGACCACGATCGGGGCCATGCCCGTGATGGCAGTCGGCGTACCCGTAGGCGTACCCGCGCAGGTCGGCACATACAAGAAGCCGTTGGTCGCGGTCGTGGCGAGGGCGGCAGATGCGCCTGCTACGATGTTGCTATCGCTGGTGACTCGCATGACCTCCGAACCAGCCACGCGCCAGGAATAGGAAGGCAGTCCGCTTGACGCGGTAACATCCCACCCCCAGACACCGGCAGCGTCGTCGAGGAACATCGACCCGCGCCGGTTGTTCGCGCCGTCGTTCACATGGAGCGAGTAGCCGATGACGGCGTTGTTCGTGTCGGACTGCAGGTAGACGCCCTTATTGAGCGAGGGCGTCGTGCCGAGGCTGCCGCCGACTCCGAGGTTGGTGCCGTTGAAGGACAGCGCGGCTCCGCTCGTCGTCTCCTTCGAGGCGTTGAGGTACACCACGCTGTTGGCTGTGCCACCGGAGAGAGTGGCCGACAACATCGGCACGGCCCTTCCAGCCGTGAGATCGTTGATCGGCACCTTGACCGTGCTGCCGCTTTGGACGATGGGCAGCGTTTCGGTTCCGGCGACAGGAGTGGTCGCGCTTGTGAGCTGAGATATCTTTTTGTCTGCCATGATGGTTTGATCCTATGCTTATGAAGCCCAGCGATTGAACACGACACGATTGCCAGATGCCGCAGCCTTTCCTGCCGGGATCGCGGCAATCGTGAATGTCGAGCCAGACAAACTTGAGATCGCAGACCAATGCGTCGTCAAGTCATCCAACAGAATCCCGCAGATGTCGCTGTTTGCGATCGACCCCGCCGCAGCCACGGTCACCGAAGTGCCGCCTGCCGACAGCGCACCGTTCAGGTTCGTCTCGAACTGGTACGACACCCAGCGCATCACCTTCGCGGTCTTGTCCCAGACCGTGAAGTTGAGAGGCACATAGCCCCTGGTCGGAGCGCCATCCACCACCGGCAAGGAGAACGATGTCCTTGCAGCGTTTTCGGTCGGGCCTCGCTGCAAGGCTTGCGTGTAGATCGACGCGCCGAGCGCCTTGATGAGCCCGCCGACGCTTTGGATCATGCCGACCCTGATGAACTTGACCTCGCTGCGAACGATTGCACCAGGCAACAGAGCGGATGCCGCCAAGCCGGTGCCGACCGTATAACTGCCATAGGTGGTGTTAAATGTCGTGAGGTTTGGCTGGCTGTAAAAAGCCCCGCCGCCGCCTTCGCTGACCAGCGGCTTCTGGTTCTCGTCCAGAACCCAGACGATCGGGCGGACAAGATTGCCAGCATAGTCTGCGTCCCAATACACCACATCGCCGAGCTTGACCGGGATTGCATCGGAGACGGCGATAAGCTCAAAGGTCGGCGCGCTGAATCCGGCTAGCGACGGAGTGATGACGGCTGGCGACAGATTGGTCAATCCGTTGGCCGATGCGCCGATGCGCTGGTCTGGCGAGCCGGAAGACGTGGCCGTGCCGACGATCATGCTGTTGGCATTGACCGAGATGATCGGGGTCTTGTTGAACTGCATGGCCGCCTCGGAGGTGACCATGTTTCCTTCGCCAGAATCCGACACCGCGACAGGGATCAAGAATTGGGAATATGGGTTCCCGGCACCGGACCACGAACCGATGACCGTGTTGCTGTAGGTGTTGCTGTCGAACGTGACGGCAGGGTTGGCGGTCGCTGACTCGAACCTAGCGCCATAGACCTGATTCACGGAGCATCTGTTGAACACCAACTCAACACCATCCCCTTCCAAACAAGGATGGAACAGCTTGTTGTGGTTGTGTTCGTATCCGACGCCGATGATCTTGTATCGGATGACGCGGTCGGCATAGATGTAGTTTTCGTTGACGTAGCTCAATGCCACGCCAGAGTCCTTAATCTCCAACAGCGAAACGGAACCGGTCAACCGGAACTGGTTGTATGCGACGGCGCGGTCATCAGCGATGCCCGCATCAGCGTAGAGTTGCAGATAGTTGCAGGGGCCGACAGAGATGAACGACTCGGACACCCCGGTGACGCGCAGCACAGGAGCCGCCGGCGGGGGATTGAACAAATTCCCGCCATTGGTGACTTCAGCGAACCGGATGTCGCCGCCGCCGGAATTGAAGAACCCGCCGACCGTTAGGGTGCCGGTCGGGATGAGGATGTTCGACTCGAAGTTGATGCGCTTCACACCGCGCAGATCGGTCGAGGAGCCGAGCCGCACGGTCATGCCGCTAGGACACCACAGCCCCTTGCCGCTGCTGATGGCGTAATTCTTGGCAAGCAGCAACGCCGCCCGGTCATCCGTCGCGCCGTCGCCAACGACGCCGAAGTCCTTGAGGCTGACCATGTCGCGGAGCTTGTCGTTCACCGAGCGCGACACCGCGCCGGTCCCGGCCTGCGTAAAGATGTCCGTCGTGGCATCGACCCCGACCGTCGCCACCGGTAGGCCGTTCGAGTCGAAGGAAAGGAACTTGCTCGCCCGGGCGCTGGCCGCAGGAAGCTGCGCCGAGACCGCCGCGTCCGAGGCGGGGTACTTGATGGAACGGTCGGACTCCTCGCCGAGCTGCTGCGCGATCATCGTCAGCTTGTCGAGGCCGTCCTCGAGGTCTTCAGCCGGGAGCCGGTCGTTCGGCAGCAGGTCCGTCCCCTGCGTCGCCGCGATGCTGCGCCGGATGGTGAGCGTCGTCCCAGAGGCAGGGGCGACAAGCATCGTGACCGTGCCGCCCGCCTCGTTCCCGGCACCGCTCACCGTGTAGTTGGTGGTCAGCGCCTGGACGGTCTCGGTCGTGCCGGAACGCAGGATGACCTGCAGGTCGGCAGCGGCGAGGAAGTAGAACGGCACCGCAAAGGAGGTGGTCAGGCCGTTGCCGGTGTAGCTGGCCTTGCTCGTGGTCGAGGATACGGTCATGTCATCACCTCACAGCGCCGGACAGCATTTCCTGCTGCGCCTGCATAAAGTAATCGATTTCGCCTTGGATTTCAGGGAACTCTTGCAGCACCTGTTCGCGGGCGAGCTTGCGGTACTCGCCGACGATGGCGTCGATGATCTCGGCCTTCGTCCCGTCCACGCCGTCGGTGCCTTGGTTGTAGATCTCCGACAGGAAGTGCTCACCGCTGATCATGGCGTTCAGGAGGTCCTTCGCGCCCATGTCGTAGTTCGGATGCTTCAGCTCGTTGCCCGCCAGTTCGACGTAGCGGCTGTACGCGCCGGGGTAGGCGTTCAAGTCGATGTTCACGCCCTGGAAGGTCGCCTTCTTGCTCGGCATCGAGACGGCCTTGCCGAGGCGCAGCATCTCCTCGTCGATGGGCTCGTTTCTGGCGGGCTTGGTGTAGATGGGGCTGAACACGTCATACGCCCAGCCGAGGCCGGACTGGTGACTGACCGGACGGCCCCACAGGTCACGCCGCAGGGGCAGGTCGTCCGAGAGGCCGGGGACGCGCCGCTTGATGGCATCGAGCATGTTGAACACCTCGCGCCCGTACGGGTCGGCCGCACGCGCCGCCTCGCCGACGATGGCCGGGACGGTCGAGCCGACAAGCCGCTGGACGAAGCTCTCCGTGTACCGCTTCGGGTCGGAGATGGCCTCGAACAGGTCGGCAAGGCCGGAGAGGTAGGTCTTGCTCATCACCGTCGCCGAGATGGACGCGACCGCAGCCACCGCCGCCTCGCCGACGCTCTCCTCGGTGTCCTCGTCCTCGGAGTTGTTCAGGATCTCGACCATCTCCGCAGCGAGGCCAAGGAGCGACCCGGCAGGGTCGAGCCGGTTGTACGCATACCACCGCTCACCGATCTTGATGCTGTTGCGCTGCCAGCCGGTGCGCTCGAGCGCCTGCCGCTCGCGGGTGTCCTTCGGGCCGCTGCCGCTCACGATGCCGGACATCGCCATGTCAGCCGCGACCATCATCAGCGCCGTGCCGGTTGAGAGCCGGGCAAGGGCCAGCTCCTGCCGCGCCCCGCCCGCCGAGAGGTCGGCACGGACGCTCGCCATCAGCGGGGCAAGCGGGGTGCGCTCGAAGGTGAACTTGAGGATGTTTGCCGGGGTGCGGACGAACGGAAGGATGACCGTCAGCGCCGGGTACTGCGCCTTGAGGCTCTGCAGCGACTGCGCGAGTTTGCCGGGGCTGTTCGTGAACGTCTGGTACAGCGCCTGATCGACCGCCGACATCCGCAGGTTCTCGGGCGGGTTCTCGAGGAGTTCAGCCACGCGGGCCTTGAGTCCGTCTGCCGGGATGAGCCCGGAGTGGACTTCGCCCGCCGCCTGCCGCAGCGCCTGCGCGTTGAGCTCCATCCGGTACCCGATGGTCTTGAAGAACTCGTCCTGCGCCGCGAGCGCACGGCCCGGGATGCGGATGATGTTCCCGAGTCCGTCCACGGCGCGGCCAGCCCATGTCTGACTGCTCAGGTTGAAGGCGTCCGAGGTGATGGCCGCAGTCTGCGGCAGTTCGATCTTGTTCATGCCGAAGCCGGTCTCGCCGGTCTTCGCGGCCTTGGCGGCATACCGCAGGCCGTCCTTGAACGACTGCGTGAGGCCGAACCACTGCGTCATCGCTTCGCCAGCCTGCACCCCGCCGCTGTTGCCGAGGATGTTCGAGACGGTCGAGGCAACCTTGCGCTCGTACATCTGCATAAACACCACGGCAGCGTTGGACATCACGTTGACGATGTGCGTCTTCGGGCCAGAGAGCAGGCCCATGATCCACGCTTCCTGCATGGCATCGCCAGTCCGCGCCAAGACGCCGCGCTGGACGAAGGTGTCGAGCTCCTGGTACATCCCGGCGTTGGCGAGTTTCGCCACACGGTCGGCCATGTCTCGCGTGACCGCCGCGCCGCCGTTGGCCTCGATGGCCTGACTGATGTCACGGAACCGCTCGGCAGACCCACCGGCAGGGATGCGCCACGAGGCAAGCGCCCGGGCCGTCTCCGTCCGCGCAGCGATGACCTCGTTCTGGATGGCGTAGTGCGTCGCCAGCATCTTGCGGAAGGCGAACAGGTTCGCCTCGCTCGGGTTGGTCGCCGCCTCCTTGGCCACCTCGGAGAGCTTCGACCCCGACGCCGCCCACAGTTGCCGCGCCGCGACAGACTGCTCGGCGTTCAGCGGGTCGCCCTTGCGCCGCGCCATGAGCACGTCCCAGGCGTTGACCTGCTGCGCGTCGAGCTCGATCTCGGCGAACGAGCGCACCCCGCGCTGGGCCGTCTCGACCTGCGGGGCGAACTTGTCGGCCATGTCCTTGATGACGGTCTGCACGTCCTCCGGCGCGTTGATGCGGGCGAAGTTGATGTAAACCTGCCCCGGCTCGGTTCCACGCGGAACCCCGGTGCCACCCTCGCCGACCACCTGAGCAGGGGTCACGCCCTCGGCTACCGGCTCGGCAACGGGCAAGTTGGGAGTGTCTCGCGGCGCCCGGATCATTGAACCCGAATACCGATAGTCCTTGTCGCGCCCCTTGTTTGGCACGAAACCGAGCGAGCGATAGAACTTTTCCAGCTTGGCTTTGCTGGTCTTGAGATCCATCGGATCGGGCGTGAGCGTTACGACAAGACCACGCGCATCTGCGGCGCGAAGCACCTCGGTAAGCGCCTTCCGCGCCGCGCCCTGCCCGCGCTTGTTTTCGGGCGTCTTTACCATGATGATTTCGGCGTGGCCGTCCCGGACCGACACCTCGACCGTGCTGTCACCGAGCGCAACCGACTGGTAGCCGTCAGTCAGTTGGACTGCGGGCGACTGCTCGACCTCCTTACGCCCCTCTCCGACCACCTGCTCCGGTGTCACGCCCTCGGTCGCTGCGGCGGCGCGTGCGGCCTTCAGTTGCGCGGGCTGGGCTCCGCCTGCCACCGGGACGCCGGGGGCCGCAGCGGGCGTCTCCGGGGCCTTGGGAGCCTCCTGCCGCTTGGCCACCCCGACGAGGGGCGCGTCCGGGGCATCGTCCCCGAGGTTGCGGAAGGCCGTCTCGTCCACCGCTGGGCGCTGGGCTTCGACCCCCGCCGCCTCGCGGGCCTTGGCAATCTCCTCCTGCCGCAGCCGGGCGATGCGGGCCTGACGCAGGGTCTTGAGCCCGAGGATGAGACCGTCCACGGCCACGCCCACGCCCAGCCCCTCGATGGCGTTCTTGAACCGCCCCTCGGCGTTGCTGTCCTTGGGGTCGGCGGCGAGGAAGTCCGTAACCGGGTTCTTGAGGACCGGCACTTCCTGCAAGAGGTTGGACAGGCGCTCCTCCTGCGGGTCGAACACGGTGAAGTCCACCACCGCGCCGGTTCCCGCAGCCTTCGCCACGCGGCCCGCACGGGTCGCAGGCTTCAGCGCCTTGACCGCCTTGCTCGCGCCGACGAACCCGGCGACGAACTGCGAGATGCCCTTCACCGCCTTGCCGGTCGTGGACTGCGGGTCTTCCACCCCGCCCGTGATGCGCTTGAGCGTCACCTGTGAGGACACGTCCCGACCCTGCGCACGCAGCGTCCGCAGCTCCTCGTAGGAGATCGGCTTGATGCCCTCGCGGGAGATCTCGAAGCCGCCCGTCTGGACTTGGTTCTCGACCCAATCGCCGATGTCGCCGAACAGGTTCAGCGTTTCCTGAGCCGCATCGCGGACGCCCGTGAACAGCGCACGCGGCAACTCGACCACGCCACGCGCCACATCGCCCACCACCGAGCGACCGGGAGCAGCCGGGGCCTGCGCGGGAGCAGGCTGTGCGGGAGCAGCGTTCTCGTCGGCGAACATCGCCTCGAGCTCTGCCGCCGCGCTCTGGTTGCTCGCGCTCTCGCGATAGGCCATGAAGGCGTTCGCGCCTTGGGCATCGTCGTTTCGCAGGTCAGGGGTTGCCATGCTGTGCCTCTGTTATTTCGCGGGCTGCGGACGCGGCGCAGGGGGCTTGTAGACCTGCATCCACTGCCGGATGAGCGCGGCCTGCTTCTCGTACTCGGCCTGCGTGATTTGCCCCTTGTCGAAGGCCTGCTTCGTCCTGGCGAACGTCTGTTTCAGGTCGAACGAACTCGGGCCGGTCGAGACAAGGTAGGTCGGGCGGCGCAGGGTCGCGACGCTCTGCGTCTGCGCGGCGTTGCTGTAATCCGCCACAATGCGCTTGGCCTCAGCGTCAGCCTGCGCGTCGGTCGCATTCGGGTTCTCACGCACCCAGTTGTCCCAGTCGCGCATGGCATTGGCCGAACGGATGGTAGCCACGTTGCCGATTTTTTTCTCGGTGTCGCTCGGCTTGAGGTTGTTCGTGATGAACGAGTACCCGCGCTTGCGCCAGCCATTCGCACGAGAGTCGTTGATCAGGACCCGCGAGTCGGCGAATGAAATCAGCCCCTGATTGACCGCATCCTTCACATCGGCAGAGATATTCTCGCCGCTTGCCGCACGCTCGGAGAGCGAGAAGTAAGCCGTGGGGTCCGTCACGATGTCCTGACGGCGAACGGCCTTCATGGCCCGCGTGCGGTCGGACGAGTTCATCAGCCGACCGTTGTTCGACAGAAACCCCTGCAGCCCGTCGAGGTCGCCAGCGGCAATCAACTGGTCCACTTGGAAGCCGAGGTTGCGCTCCATGTCGTCCCGCGCACGCCGCGCCTGACGGTCGGCACGCTCCTCGACAGCGTTCTGGCGGGTGATGGCCTGCGTCGCCTCGTCCGTCGCACGGTTCAGGAGCTTGGTGCGGGTCGGCTCGTCGAGGCCGGGGTAGGCGTTGTCGATGAGCCGCTGCCGCGTGGCGATCGGGTTGTTGAACATGTCCCGGTTCACCCGGTTGGTGATGGCCGAGCTGTTGAACTTCTGCGACTTGTCCACCGCCTCTTGGGGCGAGATGATGCCCGCGCCCAGCGCGTCTTGGATGGCGAGGTTCGCCCGCGCCGTGATGTCCGCATCCTTCGCGGGGTCGTCCGACCCGGCCAGTCCCGCGTAGATGCCAAGCGACTGGTCGAGGTCGGCACGCGCCACGCCGATGCGACCCTTGACCGCAGCGCGGCGCACGTTGAACCGCTTGTCGATGGCCGTGCGGGCAAAGTCCGACCGCCACGCCTCGAACAGCGCGTTGTCACCGTCCGTGACCTTCGCCACGTCGTCTTGGATTTTCTGCAGCTGCTTGTCGTAACGAGACTCGTAGGTGCCGTAATCAGTGTCGGTCTCGAGCCCGAGCTCGAACTCGTTCAGCGACTGCATCGCCGCTGCGTTCAGCTGCGTCAGCTTCTGCGCCCGCTCGGCCTGCCCCACGCGCTCGGAGAGCTGCTGCATCTGCGCGAACGCCTGCGCCCCTCTGGCGATGGCCTCGGTGGTCTCCGCAGCCTGAGTGCCGACAGCCGCAAGCCCGCGCGCGCTCGGGGTCGAGATGCGCGGAACGACTTGCTGACGGTAGAACTCAAGCTTCGCCATGGGTCACCTATGCGAACCGCGGCCCGGTCGGGGACATCGGGGTGGTGCCTTTCAGCGAGCCGCCGCCGGCCCTACCGCCGCCGAAGGTGCCGCCGGTCGCGGCATAGGCAGACCCGCCCGCAGCCGCGGCCTGCAGGATACCCTGCACCCACGTCGGGCGTGCCGCCCGGGTGATGCGCGCCTCGGTCAAAAGGCTCCCGGCCTCAGTCTCGCCCTGATAGGCCAACGACAGGGCGTCGAGCTCGGCTGCGGTCGCGGCCTGCTTGTAGACATCCCCAAAGGTCACCGACTCGGTCAGGCCCGCCTGAGCGCCGGCCGCCCGCAGCTCGCCGAACTGGCGGCGGGTGTCGCGCCGGAGCGCCTCCTCCTGCAACCCGGCCTGTTGGCGGGCGACCCCGGCTTGGGTCTCGAGCGCGCGCGCCTGAGCCGCGCCCACGGCCCGCTGCTGCCCGGTCGCCATCAGGGATGACCCTGCGGCTGCGGAAGCGGCGACGATTGCGGCTATGGTGATCGGATCTGCCATCAGCTCACCCTCGCATACATGTCCATGTCTTGACCCCGCTGGAACGCCCGCAGGCGCCCCTCATGCTGGAACCCGAGCATTCTGGCCCAACGGTGACCGGGCATAAAGTCCGGCACCACATACGCCTCCACCCGTTCGATTCCGCAGCCGTCGAGGAACTCCACCACCGCCCGGTGCAGCGCGGTCATGCACCGCCCCGCATCCGCAGAGAGCAGCGCCCACGCCGACGCCCGCCCCTCCCAAAGGTTCACCACCCCGGCGCAGCAGACTATCCTGCCGCCGCTTCTGGCGGTGTAACAGGGGCCGGCATCGACCAGCTCCTGCCCATACCCGGGTCGCCCCACGAACGCCGCCAGGAACTCCTGCGACGGTTGCAGGCGCAGCTCCTCGAGGTCGGCAGGGACGAATGGCCGCACCTCGACGCTCATCCCTGCGTCTCCATCTCAGGGTAGAGCGCGATGACGGTCATGGGCAGCGGCTGGTCGGCTACCACCCAGATGCGCCCGTCCGTCTCGTAGCCGCCCGAGAAGGCGAACACGTCGGTGTCCCCGGTCAGCAGCGGCGGCACCTCGTCCATCAGGTCGGTGGTCGTGCGGTACTGGATGAAGTCGAGGTTCGTCGGCCCCGGGCCTACCTTGCCGCCGAGGCTCGCGTAGAGCCGCAGCCCGATCTTGTGGATGCGCTTGACCTTGGCCTGCGCGGTGCCGATCGAGCCGCCGGCCTCCAACCGCTGGGTCGCCAATGTCGAGGTGTAGGGGTAGCCGACCGTCGCGCGCGAGGCGGCGAACGGCAGCGTCACCGTCCCGTCCGTGACAAGCAACCCGGTCACCTCCTGCCCGTCAGCCAGCGCCGACACCGTCTCGCCCTCGAGGTGGTACATGCCGCGCAACTCAGTCGCGGTCATGCGCCACTCATTGAACGGGACATCATCATTCGGGAATGCCGCGATGATGGTGGTCAGCACGTTCTCTTGGTCGATGTAGGTCGTGATGCGCGCGCGGCCAGTGCGCCAGAGCTCAGCATCCGCATCGTAGTACCGATGCACCACCTCGCGGTTGACATCGCTCGGCACGAACACCGGGTCATTCACCACGATGAGATCGCCGTTCTCGGCGGTGATGAACTCGTCCGCCTCGCTCGCAATCTCAAGGCTCGATGTCACCGTGAACAGCACGTTGGTGCTGCCGGTGGTCTGGTATCCATTCGCCAGGAACAGATCCGCAGCAATCACCGGGTTGAACTCCAGCGATGCGTCGAGGTAGCCGGCCCCTTGGATGTCATCGCCCTCCTCGATGGACTGGCCGATGTATTCGATGAACCGCCGGGTCTTGTTCACGTCGATCTCGAGGACGAGCCGATCCTCACCCTCGGTCAGCAGGTCGCCGCCAGACTCGAGCGCGAGCTCGTAGGGGATGTCGCCCTCAACGGTGCGGGACACCACCAGCCACACATCATCGAGGTCGCCGTTGGGACTGGGGATGATCTGCACCGCCTCGACCTTCGCGTCCCGCCCTGCGATGGGATGCTGGTGCCAGCCGTAGATGTTCTGCTCCCGGTCATAGGTCAGGCCGATGAGCCGCCCGTCACCGAGGACGCACCACAGGATGTCATCTGGTTCCTTCTGGTACTCCATGTCCACGATGCCGGACCGGGTGATCTCCGGGTACAGGACGCTCATGTCCCGCGGCACCCACGCATCGACCTGCAGGTCGAACCGCAGCTCCATGATGCGCCGGCCACCGACGCGCGCGAACAGCACCGCATCCTCAACCAGCGCCGGCTCCAACTCCATCGACCCTTCAGCCGACTGCAGATCGAACTTCACGTTCTCCGGGCCGAGCGGCGCCGTGGTCACATTCTCGCGGATGGCGATTTCCGCACCAGCGGTGCCGACGATGAGGGCATTGCCCGGGCGCATCCAGCGCACCTTGTCGACGTTGCCGACCGCGAGCGTCAGGTTGAGCGCGTTGTCGGCCAGGATCTCGCCGAATGTGTCGGGCGCATGGGAGCCGTAATCACCGGCCACCGAGGCATAGACGTTCTGCCCGCCGCCCCACCAAAGCCGATCGCGCCAGAACGCGGTCTTGTACGGGTACGCCCCGCCCATGCCTTCGCCCCATGCGCCGATGCGGTAGGAGCAGGAGGCCGACCCGAGCAGTTCAGTCGGCGCGACACCGGGGCCGATGATGTCGGCGCTCACCTGAGCCGTGCTGGTCACCGCCGTGATCTTCAGCACCACATAGCCGGGATGCAGGAACTTCCACAGGACGCCGGCATTGCCGTCGTAGTCCTGCCCCTCCTCATGGATTGGGCGCACCGCGCCGGTCGTGGCGCTGTTCACCGCCTCATAGAACTTGCCGCTCGACTTGCGGATGTTCCCCGCCGTGATGGTCTTGGCGGTCTCCCACTGGGTCGTGGTGATGTTGATGGGTTGCAGCCGCAGCAGCATCCCGACCGAGTCATTGTCGAAGATGGCCGCGCCGGCAGACACCGTGACGTTGCCGGTGGTGCCGCTCAGGGTGAATGCGAGCTTGGTGTCCGGCTCGCGTTGGAACGGGCCGTCGCTCGGCGCGTAGGCCGCGAATGCCCAGCTCGTGTTACCCGAACGGGTGAGGGTGCGCGGCTGATAGCCCTCGCAGCCGATATACAGCACGTCGCCGGACTGAGCGATTGAGAGCGCCGACGTCCCCTCCGGGGTGAACAGGTCATCCACCGCATAGGGCGACGTGATGGTGTAGACCCGCCCGAAATCGCCGCCTCCGGCATATGCACCATACCCGGTCGTGTCGATGACGCCGCCATCGATGTCGTAGAGCTCAAAGGTCTTCGCGCCAGGATTGACATTGGTCACGGTCACATATCGACCGTTGACTTCCGTCATCCCGGCCACCCCGGAGACATACATCCAGTCGCCGTTCGATGGATCTGCGCCGACATAGGTGACCACGCCGGGGTTTGCCTGCGTGATGCCAGAGACATCTATGGGGTCTTCCAACACCACGCCGCGGTCGGTGTAGAACCGGCAGTAGTAATCGCCGAATTCGATGACATACGCCTGATCGAACGCGAACTCAAACCGTTGCAGCCACACCCGCTTGTCGGGATACCGCGCCTGAAGGACGTACTTCGTGCCGGGACACCGCTTCGCCGGACCCTGCGCGGTCGGGATGAACCGCCGCATCCGGTGCGCGCTCGAGGCGTACTTCTCGAAGTCGGTGCGCCCGCCCATGAGCGAACCCACCTCGCCGCCGTTGAAGTTGACGATGGCTGGATTGACGCTCGGCATCAGAGCCTCACGGACAGCCAAGTCGTGTCGGCGATGCTCTCCGGCGGGTTCTCGATGGCGTTCGAACGGACCGCCTCAGTCAGGCACAGGCGATAGTCGCGCAGCGCCGCGTTCTTCTTGGCGTCCGACTGCGTCAGGGCCTCTGCGACGTTGTACGCCAGCAGAGCCGAAAACGCCTCGTCAAACGACGAGTCGAACTGGGTCGGGTCAGTCACCCGCGACAGATACCGCAGGTTCATCTGACCAGATGAGTTGGTCAGTATCTTGCCACCCTCGAGCTGGTACTCCTGCCCACCGCCGCCAATCAGGTCGGACAAATCCGGCGCAGGGAAGTACGCGCCGACCTGCAGGATGCGCAGACAGTCGGTCGGCAGGGTGTACTGGTATGAATAGCCAAAGGTCGGCACCGCGACATCTGCCGCGATGTTCGCCCGCTTCACGCAGAACCGCCAGTTGTAGGTGCGCTGAAGCTTGTCCCGCAGCATCCCATAGATGGCGTTCAGCTCACGCGCAGGCTTGGTGTTATCCGTAAGCGAAGTGATCCGCAGGTCACCAATCTTGGTGAGCGCGAGGTTCGCAATTGCAACGTCACTCGTAGCCACGGGCTCCTCCCGCAGCTATTAGGCTGGCGGCCAAGTATCCTGGGTGATTGCTTCCTTGAGCGTGTCGATCAGCAAGAGCACCTCGAGCTTGCTCATACCGATGAGATCCACCCGCACCTCGACATCGAGGCTGGTCGTGGACGCACTCTCGGTCACGCTGCGGACACCGGCAGCGCCACGGTCGATTCCATAGAAACGGTCAGCCATGTCTGTCTCCCAGAAAGAAGGGGCGAGCCGGTTGCCCGACCCGCCCCTATGCCTTACGCCGTGTAGCGACCGATGAGCTTCACGGTGGCGGTGGCGTCAGCGGCCGCCGTCAGCGTGAGCGTCACGTCGTAGAACACGCCCGGATCGGCGGTGAGGCCGAGGGCGTCCCACAGCTCCTTGCCCGAGTTGGCGATGGTGAAGAAACCACCGCCCTCGTGCAGAACGTCCACGCCGTTGAGCGCACCGTCCTTGAGGGACAGGGCGTCGGCGAAGAAGTTCGCATCGACCACCGCGCCACCGTCCTTGGCCGTGCGGTACAGGCCGATGTCGGTGATGGTCGTGGTGCCGATGTCGGGCGAGTAGATGCGGAGGTCGGTCACCACCGCGTTCGACGGGAGCCGGAACATCCGGTACGTCGAGGCGATGCTGTCCGTGTCCGTGATCGCCACGGTGGCGACCTCGATGCGCTCGAAACCGCCATCGACACGAGGGTTGTTGAGGACCGCCGGGACTGCGTCCGCGTTGGTGACGAGAGTGGACTTGAGATTGACTACAGCCATGATGGTCTACTCCCTTACTCGGCGCACAGGATGTCGACGACCTTCTTCTCTTCCGTGCGCGTGGCACCGAAGGTACCCATCAGGTAGACCTGATACGGGTGCGAAGACAGGTCACGACGCTGCGTGACGTTGGACATGATGTCGTTCCAGACGCCCAGGTGAACACCCGACGGCACCCACACGGGGCAGCGGCGGTGAGTCGTACCAGAGGAGACAGGAAGACGCTCGGTGTGGATGAAGTTGATCCCGAGGAAGCGGGTCACCTTGCCGTCCTGCAGCACCGGAGCATCGGTGTTGAAGTCGGCGTTCGTGACCTGCAACTGACCGAGAAGGTCATCGTGCTGCTCGGCGCTGATGGCGCAGTAGGCGGGCTCGGCATCGAGGTCCACCTCGTTCTCCATCAGGATGCGACGCGCTTCACGCAGCTTGTCCACCGTGAGGCCCACGTTGCCAGCGGCAGCGTAGTTCACAGCGACCTGCTGGTTGGAGGTGTCGAAGTTGGTGGTCGTGCCACCGGCCTCGCCCGTCTTGTTCGCGCCGAAGATGCCCGAGATGATGACATCATCGATGGCGCGGCCCATCGCGTAGAGCCCGTTCTGCGAGTAGGCAGACTGCGGGTCGGCGAGGAGACGGAGCTTGTCGAAGTTGTCGATCAGGTCAGCCCAGTCGAAATCCTCCGGGAACACCCAACGGCGGTTGTTCGGAGTGTTGACCGGGACGATCGGCGAGTACCGGGTCGAAACGGCACGGGCGCTGGTGGCACCGTACTGCGTGACGACTTCAGAAGCCTTGCCCTTGTACGAGCCAGTCTGCACGGCACCGCGCAGCTTGGAGCCCTTCTGCTGCAGGAGCAGCGAGATGTTCGTGCCGTACTGAACGGCATAAACGGATGCGATATTGTCGGCCATGATAGCCCTCCAGAAAACATTAGATGACGATGTTCTCGGATGGCTTGTCCGTTACCGGGGCCGGAATCCTTGCCCGTTCCGCTCGGGCCGAGCGACCGTCTTTCCGGTTGTCAGCGGGGCCTCGCGGCTTGCCCGACCTCTGGTAAAGAGCCGGGAGGTTTAACCCTCCCGGCAACACACAGAGGAGAACACACGGGCGGATAGTACGACGACCATCTGCCGGATGCAACTACTCCTCGGTGACACCCGGATTCGCCATCCGGTTAAGCGCCATCATCTCCTCGATGGCACTCTGTCGGACACGCTGGTCTTGGTGCATATACCGACCCATGAACTCCTGATCGGCGAACAGCGAGGCCACCTTGTTCTTGGCCTGCGCCGGGGTCAACGCACCGCTCGACGGGGTGTCGCTGCCCACAAAGTCAGCCTCGCCGAACTTGGCACCGATGGCGTGGAACAGTTTCATCACCTTTGCGGTGCCGATCGCCCGCTCGAGCGAGTCAAAGGTCGCCTCGTCGATCCCGGCTTCCTTGCCGAACTTGAGCACCGCCCGCTTGGCGAGCTCCTCGTTCTGCGCAGCAGCCGCGCCCCACTCGCCCTTGAGCGCCGAATACTCGGCCTCGGACTGCTTGGAGAATGCCTCGTCTGCCGCCTCGATGCGCGAGGTCGAGGCCTTGTTCCACCACTCGGCGAGCCCCTTGGCCTGCTTCGTGGTCAGCCCGAGCTCGTGCAGCACCGGGGCCGCAGCCTGCGCGAACGAGCCGTCATCGCCATCCGGCACCGGCAACTCGTACTTGTCGGCGCTCTCCGGGCGACCGAGCCGGTTGTACACCGCGCTCCAGCCGTCGGCGTCATCGTCCGACTTGGGGGCGAGAATGGTGCGACCGGCCTTGTCAGCGCCGAACACCTTCTCGAGGTTCTGATAGGACAGGAGCGCGTCAGCCGGTCCCTTCCACCCCTTCGCCTTGACCAGCTCGCCGAGCTGACCAGTCGTGGCGGGGTCGAGACCTTCCGGCGCGTACCACACGGGAGCCGCTGCCGGAGCAGTCGGGTTGCCTGCGGGTGCAGACCCTTGTTCGTCACTCATCACGGAAATCCTCTTGCAGATTGGTCAAGGTTCGTTCGTCCAAGTGCAGCGCCTCGACAATCATCTGCACCGTCTCCTGCCGGCCAACCATCCGGCCAACTTGGAACATGTCCGCCTGCGAACCGGGGGCGGCAGGCGGCTTACCGAGCCTCGCGAACCGCTTCAGGTGCGCGACCACTATCCGGCCATCGTCTGACAGTTCGTTGCTCTGGGGGTTGAGGAACAGCCGCTTGTAGGCGCGGCTCCTCCACAGGATCTGACGGATACGCGCCAGCATGTGATTCATGTGCGATTGTCGTCCTGACGGAATGCGGTCCCGCCGCAGCCGGGGGCCTCAGTGTACCACCCGTGATGCACTGCATGAGAGCACCAGACCCGCTCCTGCTTCTGGGTGATGCCAGCCGCCCACCAGCAGAGGCGGCAGAGCAGGGTCGATGATGGATTCCGGTCCGTGGTATCGCTCACACGGCCTCGCCACGGAACCACGCCTTGCCACCGTCCACCACCACGATCTCGGGCGGCAGCAGCCGACCCTCGCGGAAGGTCAGGACGGCGAAGCCCGACGCCCAATTGACCGGCCCCGCCTCGACGTAGGTGAACTGCGGCCCGGTGATGTCGGCCATGGTGCCGGTGTCCACGCCGTATCTACGGCCCCGGTAGTCGGCCCACGGGGTCACCTTCAACTGGTGGAGGTGGCCGTGGACGTAGGACACGCCCGCCTTCAGGGTGCTGTTATAGGCGGCATGGATGCCACCGTTCACCGGGCGGTGCCGGATGCAGACCCACCCGTCGGTGCGGGCGTTCAAGTGCAGCGCCCATCCAGCCCGCCAGCGGGGCAGGAAGTCCAAGAGCGTCGAGCCCGGCATCCCCTCGACCTCCGAGACGCGACCGGATAGGTAGTTCTCGAAGCGGGCGTCGTGGTTGCCGATGGTGCGCACGAGCTTGGCCGCGCCCGCCGCTCGAGCGATCTCGGCGCAGCGGTCTTGGACGGTATGGATCTCGTCCTTCAGCTGCGGCTGCTGTTCCCACATGATTCGCGGGTGCCGCGAGATGCGAGCGCCGTCGAGGATGTCGCCGTTGAGCACGACCATCGCGGGGTTGAGCGCCTTGGCGAGACGGCAGAAGGCCTCATGCGCGACGGTGACGATGCCGGGCCAGTAGTGGCAATCGGAGGCCACGAGCACCACGCCGTCCTCGAGCGTGTCGTGCATCTCGCCTTCGTACTTCTCGGCCCGCTCGGCGGCGAGGGCGTTGGCGCGACGTCCGGCTGCGCTTCGGTCGCTTGCGCCGCGAATGGGAGTGATGGATTCCAGCGCCATGCCGTACTTCGACTCCATCGACCGGCGGCGGCTGTAGACGCTGCGCAGGTTGATGTTGAGCGCCTTGGCAACGAGCGGGGCCTTCTTCAGGCGCTGCCACGCGGCGATGAACTCCTGATCCGATGCGGTCAGCGGCACGGCTTGGCTCCAGAGTCGAAGGTCGTCAGGGACTGGTGAAGCAGGCTCGCCAAGTTGTCCACGAAGACCTCATCGTGTGTCAGGGGATGGTTCATCTCGTCGAGCAGGGCATGCGCCCACTCGTGGCAGAATGTCTGCTGCAGCTCGGTGTCGCCCTGATCGCCGCGCAGGTCGATGCGGTGGCGGGTCGGGTCGTACATCCCGACGGTGTCCATCGGGTGCGGCCAGCGGGTGCGAGGGATGATGCGCACGGCGAGCTGGTGACCGTGCATCTGGAACCGGCGCGGTATCTGCAGCCGGACGTGGCGGTTCATCTCAGCCAGTCCTGGAGCTCGGCGAGCCGGGTCGCGTCTCGCTCGCAGGCGGCGAGGTGGGCGGCAATAGCCTCTCCAACCTCTCCCGCGTCGCCGGACTCTCCGGCGGGAGCATCAGGGACGGGGGCGGCGGGACAGGCTCCGGGCAGACCAGAGGCGGCGTTACGCAGCCGCCGAGCAAGGTCGCGACCACGCCGATCGGCAGCACCCAACTTCGATTGCAGGTCACGCTCCACCCCCTCTCTGCGCACAACGTCGGCACGATGCTTCTCGTACTGCGCGACGATGACCGCTGTGGACTCCTGCCTGACCTTCGCCATGACAGCAGACCACTCGGCCTCGGTGACCGCCGAACCGGCCTTATAGCCAGCCCGGTACGCATGCGAGAACCCGAACCACCCGGCAGCGAGTAGGGCGACGGCAACCGCCGCCCAGACCTTCACGCCTGCGGCTCGACCTTGCGCTTCGAGTACACCGACCAGATGGCAGCGGCGATCGTGGCAGCAGCGCCACCCACCGCAGCGATGGTCTCGGCATCCGCGAAGCCCTTGCCCACCAGATAGCCACCGATGGCAGCAATGACAGCACGGACAATGCCCGCAACTTGTTCAGCAGTCATGATTCACCTCGCTCTGTAATACGATCAGTTGACGGATAACCGGACAGATTTCGCGTGAGGATGTTGGAAATGGGGGAATTCGCGGAACCGCTTCCACCGGCCCGCCCACTCAAGGCCCGCCGCCTCGCCGAGTCTCCCGACCTGCTGCCAGACCGGGGCGGTCGCAGACCAGACCGGCTTGCCGCTCACCATCGGGACGACGTCCACGGCCAGACTCGCAGGCTTCCCGTTGAAGCGGAAGTTGTGCATCGACTGGCCGGGCTTCGCATTCGTCACCTTGAGGCCGGGCTTGGTGCGCCCCTGCGCATAGAGTCGCGCCTGCTCCTCATCCGATCGGTAGGTGCAGGTCACGAGGATGTCGATGTCGTCACGCACACACGCCGCGAGGAACGCATTCACAAGCGGACGCATCAGCGGGTGCAGGTCCTCAAGTCGGCGGCTGCTCATGTCAGCCGATCCCGACAGTCCGCAGCAACGCCATGCCACCGACCGTGATAGCCGCCACGATGGCGCGGTCAACCCACTTGGCCGAGTGCGAACTCTCCCACCCGGAATGCTCCAGCTTCTCAACCCGGCGCTCGATGCGCTCAATTGCCGTAAACGCACGCTCCATCGCTTCTGCCGTCTGCAACTGGTTCTGCTCCACAAGCGCAAGTTTCGTGATGGCATCGGACAACTTGCCGAGCGCCGTCTTGATCTCGCCCACGTCTTCGTGCAACAGGTTAAGTCTGACCGCAAGGATGTCGGAATCGTTCGCCATCGATTAAATCCCGAGCACTTCACGCCGAGGCGCAGAAGCCGCAATCTGCTCGGCCCTGGCAAACCGCTCCGCAGCCTGACCCGCAACCGGAGCAGCCGCGAGAAGCTGCTGCATCTGGGCCTGCTGCTGATCGGCCATGTCCATCGCCTCGAGCTCCTCGTCCGTCCGCAGCGCCTTGGCCGGGACATTGTTCGCCTCGGCGATGACCTTGAGTGCCTGGTCAGCGTTGATGCGCCGCAGCACCTTGATGTCCCCCGATGCCTGCGCGACCGGCAGGATCGCCTCGATGGTGCGCAGGATGCCCGCAGCCTCCTCGGCCTTCATCAGCCGAGCGAGCGGGCCGGTGTACTTCGGCAAAATCTCGCCACCCGCCATCACATAATCCATGAGCTGCGGGGGCGGCACGGGCAACGCGCCCGACGCCGAGAGCAGGTCTAGCTCGCGCTCGATGATGGGGCCGATGAACTCCGACTGCTGTCGACCCATCGTAGGCCCGAGCAGCGCACCCTTCTCCTGGGCTCGCTGCATCACCTCGGTCGCCGTCATCACGCGGGGACTCTCGACCAGAATCTGGAACAGCGTGACAAGGAACGAATCGTTCACCGCCTTGCGCTTCTGGTCGGACATCTCCATGCCGATCGGCAGGTTGCCGCCCGTCATGAGCGGCTGAACCAGCGGCGTCCCGTCCTCGCGGAGGTAGCCGTAGTTCAGGGCATTGGGGCGCACCGAGAACGCATTAAGGGCGCCCTCCTCGGACAGAATGAGCGGCGGGTCGACCATGCGGTGCGCCATCCGAAGCATGGTCTTTTCCATTTCCTGCAGGGACTTGATGTCGGCCAGAGCCTCCATCGCAGGTGACCGCCCATAAATCTCACGCGGGCCGGTGACATACCGACCCACCGCATACGGCATCGAGCGATAGCCCGACTCTGCCAGCAGCGCATCACCCTGCCGGGCAACATAGCGCGACATGAACTGCATCCCGTCCGCACCGGCCTTGCCCGACTTATACCCGTCGTTCGGCTTGACGCAGTGGATGAACTCGAACATGTCGTTCGCTTTCGCATCTCCCGCAGCCTTGATGCCTCGCGGGAGCTTGTCAGCCCAGCCCGGCACCTGCATCGCTTGCCGCGCCGTCAACTGGAAGCAGCGATACACCGTGTCCACCCGACCCGTATGGTCGAGGTCGATGACGATCTCGGAGAGCGGGATGGCGCGGTACCGCAAGGTCACGCCTGGGATCTCGTCGATGAACAGCGTCGAGGTGCCGAACGCACCGAGGCTCATGTAGCACTCGAACACCTGCGAGGCGAAGTTGGCGGTCGGCGCATACCGCTGCCGGAACAGGATGTCTCGCAGGGAATCGCACCACCGCTGCACCGCCACATTCTTATCGAGCTCGGGGATGCCGGTATGCAATCCGTGCCACATCTGCGTTGCTGGTGTCAGCATCGAGTCCATCGCGGCAGAGAATCGGGGCAAGGCCCGCTGCGCCGTCGAGTCGAATATCTTCTCCGACCGCTTCTCGCCCGGTGTGCGCTGGCCGGTCATCTCGGCCATGGACGGCCAGACGCGCTCGGCAACTTCCTGCCAATGGGACTCCCATGTGCCACGAGCGCCCTTGAGCCGGTCGTAGCCTTGCAGGACGTCTTGTGCGCGTGAGTCCATCGTCACTCCCAAAGCAGGAAGTAGCCGTTCTCGAGCGCGAGATTGTCTCCGTTCTCGGCTACGAGGTTGCCAACAGGCTGGTCATCGCCCGTCCCGTCACGCCGCAGCGTCCGGTCGGCGGTGCGCTCCTGACTTCGCGGCCATGTGCGCATCAGAAGTTCGGGCTTGGGATGCGCAACGCCATGGCATAGACAGCGGTCGCGGTGGCGATGTTGCAGCGAATCTCACCCGCACCCAGCTCGAAGATGCCACCGCCAGCAGCCGTCAGGGTCGTATCGACGCCGACATCCTGCGCGGTGCCGTTCGGCCCCTTGCACTGGAGCTTGACCGTGCCGCCACCGAAGGTCGCCTCAACACGGAACTCGCCACGACCACCCGGCCATGCGAACCACGCGCCAGTCGCGCTGGCGTTCGATACGAGAACAATGCCTGTTGCCATGTCTATCTCCGATTAGGCCGCTACGGCCTTGATGACTGCGAACGTGATGACAGGCGTATCGGTCCCGGCTGATGGGACCGTGCCATTGTCGATGTTGCCGACCGAGATGGTGCATTGACCGGCGCTGACCGCGACCACCTGGACGTTGTAGTACTTGGCCGTCCCAGCCGTCAGGCCGGACTTGATGCTCGTCACCACCACGTCACCGGCCTCGATGGCGCTGTTCGTCAGCACGAACTGGTCAGCCTCGTGACCGGAGATCGACGCAGCAAAGAGCGTGATTTGCCCGCAGATGGCGTTCAACGTCACGCCGGTTGTGCGTGAGGTCGCCTGCGTGACCGCACCACCCGCGCCGGTCGCGTACCCCACGCCGCCAGAGGCCGAGGTCGAGCGAATGGAACTCGCCGCCGTCACCGCACCAGCCTTGGTCACTTGGAACCGGGCAGCACCGCCGACGAGCAGGTTGAGCAGGAACGACCCTGCGGCAGAAGCCGTGTCGGTGACATCGAGCTTGATGGCCGAGAAGGTCGTTGCGACGTTGTTCCAGACGTTCACCAAGTCCCCGACCGCAGCACCGGCCAGCGCCTTTGCGGTGACCTTCTTGGTCTCGCCTGCGCCAACATCGACGATCGGCAAGACATCGACCGGCGAGTCGAGGTCACCCTGCGCTAGCGAGCTGAACTGCGTGATCTTCTTCGTCGCCATTACATGCCGCCGCCCAGCAGTCGGGTCGTAGCGACGCCGCCCATCTGCTGGGTCTCAGGCGTGGACATCATTGTGGCAGCACGCCCGCGCCGCCGACGCAGCCGGGTGGACTCAATCTCGCGCTGCTTTGCCACATCGATCTCGGGAGCAGGCGGGGGCGGCTCGATCTTCGGCATCTTGGGCTTGAACAGACCGGACATGACGCACCTCGTGGCAGACTTTGGCGCGAGTCTAGCCGAACACTGAGTAATCTGCTACAGCCACCCCCGGACCAGCCCGCCGCACCGTCCCACGGAACGGTCTACGACCCTTGGCGAGATACCGCAGAGCATCGGCGTAGTGACTCGTCCAGTCGTGGAGTGGCCTGTCCTTGAACCGCTGCAGCCGGTCGTCGTATTCGCGCCGGTACTGCCGGACGGCATCCATCGCCCGGGTCATGCGAGCCGCTGCGTCCTCGGCACTCTCACCGGGGAACGGGTCGGGTGCCTTGTTCCACTCGACCACCGGCAGCATCTGACGCACCGCCTGGATGCCATCGTCCACCGAGTCAGCCTCCAGCACCCGAGGCTTGAGACCGTACCCCGCCGCTGTCTCGAGCCGGGACTTGCCAGAACCCCACTCCTTCACCGCGCCGTCGTGCGGCCAGATGTGGTCACCGTACACGTAGTCCATGGCGAGGAGCTTCTTGGCGTACCACTCGAGCCCGACGCCGGAGCCTTCAAGGACATTGATGATGCGCACCTTGTGGCCGACGAGCTGGTAGAACCAGACCACCGTCGAGTCGCCGATGCCGATGTCCCATGCGGTGCCGACCGGCTGGCCGACGATATGCGGAAACTCGCCAGACCTGCCGCCCTGCTCGGCCTTGAGGATAGCATCGCCGTAGTACGCACCCGGAATGTCGGCATCGAAGTCGCAGTAGTACTCCTGCCGGATGATGGCCTCGGCTTCCTTCTCACCGCGCTCGACCCGCAGCTCCTTGCGCTCGCGGTCGATAATGTCCTTCGAGATGGCCTTGGTGTCCTCGACGGTGAGCACCTGCCCGAACCACGCCGGGTCCTTGCGGGCGTAGTCCACCAGACGGGCAAAGTGATTCCGACCACGCGGGGTCGAGATGAATATCGCCCAGCCGTTGTTTTCAGCGAGGATGGGACGCAGGAACGCCCAAGCATTCGGGTCAGCGAGGGCGTACTCGGAGAACACCACCCCCATGGGCGGGGAGCCGATCAGGCTGTTGTAGTTGTCGCTGCCGACCACCTGCCAAGTCGAACCGTTCTTGAACCGCAGGAACATGTCCTGCTCGCGGGTCGTCTCCCGCAGCTCGGGCGGGAATGCAGCATCGATGCGCCGTCTGCCAGTGTGCGGGTCCACCGCATCCCAGATAGCCTTACGGGACTGGTTCGCCTGGGGAAGCATGTGCCAGATGCCGCCCACCCGCTGCATGGCCGACACAGCAGCCCAGTGAAGGCTCAGGTCATCCTTCCCCGATCTTCGGTGCCAAGAAAGGGCCAACCGCTTGCAGCCGCCCTCGAGCGCGGCCCACGCCGGCATCTGGTATGGGCGCGGTCGCCAGCCATTAGCCGGCAGCGTTACTGTCGGCATCCGTCATCCGCACGACATTGACCGTCAGGCCGACGTTACCCGAGTGCTCGACCTCGGCCTTGTCCCCGTACCGCTTGGGCAGGAACTTGGAGGCAAACCACTTGCGGGCGTCGAGCTCGACCCGCGCTTGCTGGGCATCGATGACCCCGTTCCGCATGTCCTCGATGACCTGCTCGGCCTTCTCGACCTGATCCTGAGCGAGTGCTTCCAATGCGCGCGCGTAATTGTCACCAGCCGTGACCTTCAACGCCGCTGCTCGGAAGGTTGCCCGATTGATGCCGACCTGTAGACAGGCGGCGTTCTCCGACATGCCGTCCTCGACGAGCGCGAGGACTGCCTTGACCTGTTCTGCTCTGTCCGGCATCACTTCGCCATCAGCTTGCGTGCTGCCATTCCCTTACCGGCGCTCTTGGCTGCCTTGCGAGCCGTGCTCATGGCGATCGCCACGGCTTGCTTCTGCGGGCGACCGGCGCGGACTTCGGCTGAGATGTTGCGCGAGATGGTCTTCTGGCTGTATCCCTTCTTGAGCGGCATGGTCACTTCCCCTTGTTGCGGTTGCTGATCGCCTTGGCCTTCGCCCTAGCGTCTTCCTTCGAGTTCGCACCCCATGCCTTCAGGGCGAGGGCGAGGCGTGTCGGCTTGCCGTCCTTCCCGACCATCGGGCCGGGAGCGTTGCCCATCCGGGCAAGGAAACTGGCGCGTCTCGGGTTGTCCCCTGACTTGACCGGGGCCTTGAGGTTCATCCCCTCGGCCTTGGCAGAGCGGCGACCGGCCTCGTTCAGACCGCCCTTCGGGTTCTGCCCTGCCTTGCGCTGCCATGCGGCGGT